AAGAATAAACATACCTTACTATCTGGATGGTCTTTTGCAAATTGGTTAAATGCAAGCACTACATCGCCTGGCACTTTTCTACGAATGTTTCGGTTATTCCAAATCACCACAAAGTCATACTGATTTAATCCATACTTTTCTTTGAACTCTACCAACTTTTGGTCATCTGATGGTAATGGTCTAAAGTGCTTTGATACTCCGTGTGGGATATATTTGTATGCCCAATCTTCTTTTGCCATACCATACTTCTCAAGAGTTCTCTTGTTAATACCATATGTTTGTTTTGAGATAGAAATTAACAAATCACATGATGCATAGAATGGTGCATTCCACATTGGGTCTGGTAATGAGTCCCAAATGTTGTAATACATAATAGGAACAAACTCCCTTACTTCTCGTTCCATATCATACAACCACTTCCAAAAACGAGGGTCGGTGAAATGTAGAATTGCGTCCGGCTTTTCTGTGTTGATGAGTTGTCTCAACAAATCTGGATTACCATAACCACTATTTGCGTAAATTTTAAGAGATGCATCTTCTACACCAGATTCTTTTACAGCATCAGCAGACACATCAAACACTTTTCCCTCATCAGGATGTTTTAATGCAGCACCCAACTGAACCCAATCGTATTTATGGATTGTTGATAATACTATTTCTTTAGATTGTGTGGCGATACCACTATGAAGTCGGAGGTCATCCGATAGAAGTAGAATCTTCTTCTTTTTAGGTTTATTTGGGTCTACCTTTTTAAGTGTTGGTAGTTTTAGTCCTTCCATATCGTAACTTTCTTTTTTTGTATTATATAAATATACGAAAAAATTTACTAATTTACAAATTTAGCAGTTTTTCCTAATCGAGTTAATACTCTTTTAAAGTGATTAAATTCGTTTCGTTTGATATCACCAAAATACACGATTTTGTCAGCACCTCTGACCACACAATCGTATTGGTGAAGTGGTTGTGTTGGATGGTATGGTTTTTCGTAGTATTCCTCTTCCATACCACTATACAATGACATTGGAGTATGTGCTGGGTTATACTCAATGTATTTTATCCCCATTTCCAATGCAAACTTACGAACCCACTTTTCTATACCATCTTTGTTTCCACGAGTGATGAGAATTAGCTCATCTCCAAACTTTTGTTTTAGATTCCAAACAAGGTCTTTGATTTCACCACGATTCTCATAAGCTGTACTACCTATCAGTGCGACTCTCATTATGTTTAATTCTTTTTTGAACCTTGTGCCAATACTTTTGGGTTTGTTTCTTTTGTAGTCCCTTCGGGCCGCCATTCCAGCAGCGGGCGATTTCTTCATATGTCCCATTAGGATGATAATAATTTGTAACTATGTTAAACATTTGGATAGATTTATCACGACTCCATCTATCTTCTAATGTATATATGTAACTTGAACCTTTTAAAGATAGGATTCGGTTTACTTCCTTTACCATAATCGGTCTGATTTGTAAACAACCGGCGGCCTTCTCACCTCTATGATATGCAGAATCGTTCCCCTTACTTTCAACCCAAATCATAGCATTCACCAACTCGGTATAGGATTTTGAATGAATAACAGGTTGTAACTTTAAATTAGGTTCAGATACTTCAAGTTGGAGTTCTTTGATTTCCAACTCAATAGCTTCTTGAGGAACGACATACCTAACGGGTGATGCCGAAATAAACCCAACAATTGTTAATAATAACAATCTTTTCATATAAATAACTATTGGTTACTCTTTGATGCGCTCCTTTCTCGGGCACAAATCACTCTTATTGAAAGGACAATACTTACAATTCTTATTGTTCTTTCCTGCGAGTGGTGGGAAGTTTCCATCGGTATTATATGAACCATCTTCGTTAAATGATTCGGTGATGAAGGTATTGAAGTTGTCTACGATATTTCTCATAGTACGAGTTCCATGAGCCGGTACGAACTCTTGAACACGTTTTTGAGCAAACATAGCTTCTTCCCAAAGTTTTCTCTTAACGATAAAGTATCTTACTTGAATCTTCTCAAGAGGATATCCATATTGTTCAGCGAAGAATTTCTTATACAACACCAACTGAGCAGTCTTGGTTTTGTCTTTCTTTTGGTACGCATTCCAACCTTTAGTTGAAGTTTTGATGTCCCAAATCTCAATCGTTCCATCTTCAATAACTTCAAACACCAAATCAAGGAATCCCTTCATCATAACGTGTTCGTTCACCTCTGATGCTGGGTAGTAGATTGGAAGTTCCACACCAACCAAACGTAGTTTCTTGGTGGAAAAGTAGTCAGTTCTATTCTTACGAAGGAAGTTTAGGATTTCTACACCATCAGCATAGAACTCATTCATCTCATCTTTGGTAGTAAACTTCTTACCATATTGGGCCATCATAACTTTGTACTCTTTGGCCATTTCTTCTAACAAGATTTGATTCAAATCCATCTCATCAGCTTTTGATGGACTCTCACCATATACAACCTTTAACCATCCTTGAATGGTCTCGTGCATCGCTGTACCAAACACGAGATGTATTGAGGGGTCAAACTCCTTAATACCATCCATATACGTTAACTTCCATTGTTTAGGACAATTAGCCCACATCGTGTATTGCGAATAGGAGATTTTAACATCACCTTTCTTTTCTTGGTGAACTGGGAAATTAAATATGTTTGATACGACTGACTTTTTCATCTACTCTAATATACGAAATTATAGTGAAACCACCAAATTTCTATGTTAAGAAATTGTTATTTTAATCCATTTTTGTTGACTATTTAACCTAAACGAACCAATATGCTCCCTACCCCATTCGTTAGGCCCTATTAACGATAAAAAGACACCACCATCTTTACCAACATAAAGGTGGTATGTTTCACCAATGACAGGTTCAAATGAAAATTTAGCGGTATATACTAACTCATTCCACTTGTATTCTTCTACAAGTCTTTGATACTCATCTTTGAGTTCGTTAAACTTGGTTTGAATCTGCTTATTGACTTTGTTTACACCACGTTGTTTCCACAGGTCAACATCTTCAACGTGTATAGCCGGAGCACCTACCGAAGTAGCGTATGGAAGAAGATGGGCGTTGTACCCATCCTCTTCGGTATACACCACATAGTCGGGTTTTTTATTTTGCCCACTTGCCATTCTGAACGATTTGGGCGATAATACCATAAACCGACAAGTCTTGGAATGTGTCTTGAACCGACTCACCTACCTCATCAGGTTGACCCAATACTACCATTTGCTTCAATCGCTGTACCTTGTCGTTGATTCTAAACCACAAACCTGTAAGTGATAGTTTAACATCATCGTTAGTTTGTAGGGTCGTTCCTACGGAAATATTACCAGGTCCGTAGTTTCGTTGCTTCTTACAAAAGGTCTCGTATTGTTCCCACATAATTCGTTTGTACTCTTCCATCATTTCAGGGTACATTTGTTCACAATATTGTACTGCGGTTGGTTCTCCATAGAGTGGGCGTTCTTCTTCTCTAACCCACTCTACTTTGTTTTTTGCTTCTCTGATTACTTCAGCCATTTTTTGATTTCTTTTTCTTCTATACCGAATTTCTGAATGATACTAATTACATCATCCTTTGATAAGATTTCAAGGTAGTCTTTAACCTCACGTTGGGATACCCCAAAGTATCTTGATAGATAATCCAAGACATTATCGTTGTATTTATCACTACCCTTGGCTTTGATGTATTTATCAAACGACCTTTTCTTGGGTAGAACCTCTAAATACAACTTATAAACATCTTTGGGGGAGAGTTGGCCAATGGTGTACATTTGTAACTCGTTGACCAACTCAAGGAGTTCCATATTCATAGACAAGAATCGATTCACCATAAATGGTTCAAAACTTTTTCTATCCATAACTGAAAGGGACTCCCAAGGAGTTTTCTTCTCCTTTATTCCCGAAAGATGTTCAAATAAGGTCTTAGCCTTCTTGGTCTCCGCCATCTTCAAACAACTCCTTTGGAGTGAATTTTGGGTGAACAGTACCACAATTGTTACACACTACCACAGGGATAGGTAACATAGACGCCTGACCATTTGGTGATTGAACTGCTGATACTTCTTTGAACATTTGTAGTTCATCGAAGAAGATACCTTCACATTGTGGACACGTTACGTTCTTTAACTTTGTAACATCCAAGTTCATAGTTGGGGACTGTGCGGGTTGTCCCATTTGTACAATTTTACCTTTTTTAGCCATAACTTATTCTTCCAATCTATAATCAGTTCCACCATCTTTGTCACGAATGAATTCCCATTCAACATCTAACAACTCTTCCATTACTTCATCAGCACCATCATCGCCTGACTTGTATCGTTCAAGTTGTTCATCGGTCATGTCAACTGCGTAGAAACGATAATCCGTTTCAACTCTAATCATCTTTGCCATAACTTACTTGCTTTCTTCTACCGATGCCTTACGATAGTCGGTTACCAACTTCTTCAACTCGTTGATTACTTTACGAGCACGAGTTTTAGATGCTTTGGTTGTACCATTGTGTTCCGTTTCAAATTGAGCAAACAACTCCTGCATCTGCTCAAACAATTCTTGTGATTTTGCCATAATTTACTTTCCTAATGTAATTAATATATTTAACATCATCGCCATTACGTTGATTTCCTTATCAACTACCATTGAGTCTTTGTACTGACCATCTGCGATGTTTAGAATAGTCTGACCCACTTTACCACTTGCGTATGTATCAACCCTATCGTATAGAGTTCTATATAGCGGTGTAAAGTCTTTAACTTTAGAATCAGCAATGATTTGTCTGATTTTAGTAAACTTATCTTTAATGTCGTTATCCCAACACAATACCTCAACTATGTCATCGGCATAATTTGCTTGAATTGTAGAGGTAGAATCAATCTTCAACTGGCCCTTAACAACTTGTCGTTGTGCTGCGTTCAACACTCTACGAATGTCAGGGTATCCACTATTTACGAGAATAGCAAGGTCTTCATTTTGAAACTCAACACCCTCTTCGTTTAGAATATCAAACAATCGTTTAGCAACCTCTTTCTTTGATGGAGGTGTAATAGCGAATGTCTGACAACGTGATTGGATGGGGTCAATGACCTTCTCTACATAGTTACAAGTCAAAATGAAACGAGTAGATTTACTGAAAGTCTCCATTAGATTACGGAGTGCTGCTTGAGCGTTTGGTGTCAAGTAGTCAGCCTCATCCAATATTACAACTTTCCACTTACGGAATCCCATAGATGATGCAAATCCACGAATCTTATCACGAACTGCGTCTACGGAGTTTTCATCCGAAGCGTTGATGTACATTACATCACAATCAATTTGATTGGTGATGATTTTAGCGAGGGTAGTCTTACCTGTACCTGCCACTCCATAGAGTAACAAGTGAGGTACATCCTCATTTTCAATGTAAATCTTTACTTTCTCAAGGATATGTTCGTTTCCAACATAACCTTCCAATGTGTCTGGTCGGTATTTTTCAACCCATAATGAATTACTCATCGGCCAACTTCTTTTAAGTATTTTTTCTTTGCGTCTTCCCAAGACATACCAATGATGTCAAGGTAAAATAGTGGTTCTGGTTTGATACGACCCTCATCAAAGAGTTTTTCGTATCTACGAATAGCTTTTGGTTTCCACCAATTCATAGTGTACTCATCACCATCCTCAAACTTCTTCTTTAGTTTCAACTGACTTTCATCAATCTCATTACGAAGAAATTCATTACCATTATCATACATCTGAGCGAAATATACACCACGTTTAAATCCGTGCTGATAATGACTTTGTTTGATTCCCAACTCTCTAAAAATCATTGTGAGGATACGTTGTTTCACACCGGAAACTGGCCCTTCAATACCTTCTTTTTGAGTTGTTTGTCGGTCATACTCTTCAGTCTGATTTTCTTTAATCCAATGATGCCAAACTTCATATACTGAATCATCTGGTTTGGTGGAAACCTTACCGGCCGATTCACCTAAAGTCTTAAAGTGAGGAATACCATTATATTGGGAGTGGATACCATACAAAGAAGTGGTGCCTACTGCGATTAGTTCTTGTCCGTACTTTTCTTTCCAATGTTCACGAACCACAGGAGATGTAGTCATGCATGCGACTAACTTACCACCCAAGAAATTGTAACCTAATGGTTGAGTACACACAATGGTACTTGCGATAGTGGTGTGGTTCAAACGACCATCTTGAAATTTGTTCTCCTTTGTCCACCCAATGTAGGTATCACGAACTCCCAATGAGGTAACATCAGAACCCAACGAAACCAATCCCAACAATTTACCACTAACTCGGTCTTTGATGTATAGTTTTACATTACGACCTGGATTAGCTGAA